TCTCCAATTAAAGAGGAGGAGGCTACGCCTCCTCGTCCCCCGCCGCCGGTGAGCCGCTGGCGGGCTTCTGACGGGGATCAGGAACACGTCGAGCCTTTGCCTGAGCAGCCTCGGCATCCGCGAATAAACGCTCTTGCTCTTCCAACCGCCGGATCGTAGCCCGGGTTTCTTTGATCGAAGGCACCAGGTCGTTCTCCCACGGAGACTGAATAATGGGGTCGTCCTCGATATCGAAGTCGTCGGCTTCCTCCTCCGTTTCCCGCATGTCCAGCTCAGCTAACCGTTTCGAAGCTATGATTTGCTGACGCATCTGGTCAGCCAGGCTCGGCGTAGGCCTCGCACCCAGTTGGGGGGCCAGAGGCGTTGGATTCAACGCCTCACGGCCCTCTTTCGTGTGGCGATTGCCCTTATGCGTGGTGCGATACGCATCAGGGTTTTCTTTGAGAGTTTTTGCCATGGAGGGACCCTTAATAAATGAAGGACGTTCCGACCTTCGTCACCAGGCGACGCGCCTGGATCGAATGTCGGGCGTGTATTTGTAACACATCTTCGCTTGGAACTGCGAACGGTGTTTCCACAGGGACGCATTTTACGAAGTCCGCGTTGAGCGCGGGGTTCGACGAGAAGACCCGCGCGAAGTGCCAGTAGTTAAGCGTGGTGCGGAACTCGCCGGCGATCGAGCTCCAGTGCCGCCGGTATTCGTCATACCGGTCTTGATAACCAAACACGCCTGTGGGGCTCGAGTGGGCCGAATAGACTTCCCGGTTGAGGATTTCGGCTTGCCCGATGTGCTCGAGTTCTCGCTGCCAGTAGTCCTCTTTGATTGCTCGGATCCAGTGCTTCTGCAGGCCTGAAGCGTAAATCGCTCGAGGGCGGGCAATGAGGACTGATATAACGAAGCCGTGCTCTTCGAAGAAGCGCCGATAGCGGTTTGAACGCATCGAACTAATACCATGGCCTCTAAGCGTTCCGACGGGCTCATCTCCTTCAGCAGTCTGCAGAACTTCACTGAATTGAATGGTTTCTTGCCCGCCGCCGAGATATTCGGGTCGCTGTAATCGAGCGTCCGAAGAATTAACTCCAAGATAGGCGAGATATTCAGAATAACGTGATCCATAACGCGCACGCGCCTCCTGATAGCGTTGAAGAGCAAGAGCCTCGCGCAGCACGTTGATCGTGATCGCCGAGGCGGATGACAGGTCCGCAAAAATCTGCGGGCGCCAGGCGCCCGCACCTGTCGTTGTCCGGATGTTAAACGTCGAGTCCATCGGCTCGGCGTTCGTATACGTGACGGTAGTCCCATCTGACTGCCGCTGATTGGCCACAGACCCGCCAGGCGACCCGGCATCTGACGTGCCGATCCCCGTCACCGGGGCCGTAGTACCCAAAGGCACGGTGATTGAAGGCCCTTTGGCCTCCCACGGCCTGGCGGAAGTAAAGTAGTCCTTTTCCCACCCCCCGTTTTGAATGCTTATAGAGGTGGTAGCATCCGTACCTGATGCGACCGAAAGTGCGAGCTTAGACACCAGGTCCTGGTCGCGGTACCATTCGTTGAAAATGAGAGCGTATGCACGAAATGGCAGTGCGTTAATAAGTTGGCCCGCGGGAATGTTAGTTGGGATACCGAAGTAGTCGGATAATGTTCCAACGCCAACACCGGCCCTCCCGGCAATATCGATAACCGGGTGTACGGAATCATCAAGTCCGTCCGGTCCGCCGGTAATGAAGTCTTCCCAATCTTCCCAGATAAGCCGGTTGGGCACGTACCAGTGCGCGATTGTAACTTTGACAGGGTGCATAACAGGGCTGAGGAGAGGGGCTGCACGAACAAGTGCCTGAGTGCTCTGCTGAATGCTATCACCGGGCAACACCTCCATGCAACCAATTGGAATGATTTCTCCTAGATCACACGAAAACAGTTTCGTGTGAGATAGGGAGTGCTTTGACCGTTTCATATTAAAGTGCCCTTTTGTTTTTTCGACGATAATGCGCTTCTATTCTTATTCTGCGGCCTTCCGAAGCCTGTAAGATCGCAGTTTTGAACGGGAGCGAAGCATTGAACGCAGCTTCTCGCAGAGGCTGCAGTTTCGCTTTCGCTTCCGCCAGCGCTTCCGGTGGGGCATTCGCTTCCCTTCCGATATAAGTGCGTAGTTTACGGCGCAGATACCGCCCGAGGGGGTAAGTAGTAGACCCGTGCCTGAGTACAGCGGGGACATCAGTCATATTCTCCAACGAGTGTTCCATCAATGTAGAGGCTAGATCGTGCATCATCCCAGCTCCGAGACCAGGCCGTAAGGACATCCGGGCAAATTCCGGACGTCTACCCTCCAATCTGCGGTCTGTTTTCCGCGTCATTTTCTTATTGATGTAGCCCGCAACGTAAGCCATCGATTTCGCTTCCAATAACCCACAATGGATACGACCGAACGGCCATGCCTTAGAGACTGCCTGGCATATTGGGCAGCAATCCTTGCCGATATTGTCTCTCCCGCTATAGCGAGTACCTCCTCGTCTGCAGGTAGGAAAACCGAACAATGCAGCGTGGTAATGCGGTAACCCATTTTGGTCGCCGTATTCACCCACGATAAAATATCTGAATTGCAGTCCCACCTGGTGCTTACGTAATCGTTTGATGAAAAGCGCGGATATACGGGGTGAGACCGAGTTATCCTCCGGTATGTGTTTAGGCGCATAAGTGAGGGTGATAAAGGCGTTGTCCCCATGCTGAGCGGCCTCCAGCATCATGCGGTGTTGCCACTCGCGACGCTTCTTAACTCTACAGGGGACGCAATGGCCGCAGCCATATGCGCCCCCATCCAGGGTGTACGGTTTAGTGCAGTTCATTAGAGCCGGAACCCTATCCGTTGACGACCGCGCGGGCGACGCATTGATTTGTAGCGGCCGCGTCCCCTACGGCCGCGAGAACGACGACGAAAGCGAAAAGACCGACGAAACCGAGCCATAGTTATCTCCTGAGTGATTTGTTGATATTACGCCAAGCTTCTTCAACGGAACCGTAGTCGTGCACACCTCCTCTCTTTTTAACCAGCTTATACTCACCAAGTACAGGATCGAAATACCAATAAGAATTGGATGGAGCTTCGTAGGGAGCAGTCTTGTATTGATCATACATAAACGGGAGTAGTTTGTTTCTAGCCCGCCATTGCCAAAGCGACATCCAGTCATTCTCAAAAGCCTCTTGCAATTGTTGCGGCACTTGCGGCGCATAACCGCCGCTTACAGTTTTATACATATCTACTTCGGGGCTAACGCCGAAGGATTTCTGCCCGACTCCGTATCCAGAGGGAGCGATCTTATTCTCGAGCTTGACCCCGTTGGGTCCCATTGTCGTGTCTCGATCGAGCACACCCCCAGCACCTGGTTGAAGTGCAATGTTAGACTTTGCTGCGAGCTCGGCCCGTTTGATATCGTTATCGATGCGGAGGCCATCCAGCTGGGCTCGCTGTATCTCCGAGTTAATCCCTCCGACCTTCCCTGTTGTGGTGCTGCCTGGTCCCCCCTGCCCCATACGCTGGTCGATTTGCGACCCGAGATTATCGAGCCCCCCACCGATATTAACAGGGCTAAAAGAGGTAGTGGGAGCACCCACGGCAAAGTATTTCGAAATACCGTGGCGTTCAGCATCTTCTACTTTCCACCCGAGCGAGTTTTTTGCGAATTTCTCCTGTTTGTTTGCATTGAAAAGGCCGCCCGCGAGATTACCGACCGCGCTGATAATTGATCCAAGCATCGCTGAACTCCCTTAGCAACGAAAGAGCGAGAAACGGTTCCTCTTACGAGGCCGTCCGCGACCCCGCCCCTTTCTAGTTTGGCGGTTAAGTGCAAAAAGAACTTCCCGTCGCTGTTTTCGCCGAACACAAATTCCAACGAGGTCAGGTAAACGAGGCCGGGTAACTTTGAGGCTCTCCCCAACAAGAGAGTGCGTTGCCGTTCGGACAGCAGCTGGGGCGGGTCGAGCTTTACGGTCTGGGTGATAGACGCGAAGATCAAGGGTTGGGTCATAGTACAGCCTGGTGGGAGTGGGGAGAGGTGACAAGGCCGGCGGTACAGGAGCCAGCAACGTTGTTAGCGAAGGGGTAGTAACTTTCGCGCTGTTCCGTGAGTTTGAACCTTTGGCCATGGTGTCACCTAGCGTAGTGCGCAACAAGGGAGCGCACATACTGGTCGATTTGGGGTGACGCCGCAAGCGGCTATCCGCCTTCGCGGATACGCTCAAGTGCGTAAGTAAGAGGGCCTCACCAAGGGATGTCACCCCTCAGAGCCGGCCCGCGCTAAGGCGCCCTGGCGGGATGGGCCGGCTCCGAGGGATGACATCTACGATAGGTCTACCAGACATAAAAAAGCCCTGGCGGGGCCAGGGCTGAGAGTTCGAGGCAGGTAGTGCCTCTCCAATTAAAGAGGAGGACGCTACGCCTCCTCCTCCCCCGCCGCCGCTCAGCCGCTGGCGGGCGTCTGACGGGGATCAGGA